AACATAAGTCTCAATGGATTCCTGAGCTAAGACCTGACGGCCTAAATCCCATTCATCTGGTGCTACTCTCATAATCGTTTTGTTAATTATGTTAAACACAGTCTGCATAAGTTCTTTGTGCAGATGTTTATCATAATTTGCGAAATCACAATCAAAATAATTATTGTGCTTCGTTATCTCGTGGTAAATTTCTCCCCAACCTTTCGAATGAGGATTTACGCCGATAGCATGATGCGCTTCAACAAATAATTGCTGGAATTGGTCTTTAAAATTCCCAAATAAAGCGCTATCCACTATAATTTTATCCACGGGAATGGAATGAAATACTCGGACTTTTCCACTTTTAACAGCACTCTTTTTAATCAAAGCGTCTTTTACTTTAGAATTACTCAACGATATTACTCGCTTTCCTTCTTTAGCTTGCTCTAACTTATAAAGTACTCTCTTCTTTAGAACACGTCCTAATACATCATTAAATGTTACTTCTCCTGTTATTTCATTAACATTCAAGTAATCACTTTTCTTCGCTCCTCTCGGGAGACTTGCCCACGGGATTCCCGCTGCCTTATTCACTTTCAAACCAGTAACAAATTTATTGCTGGAGTTACCGTTAAGAGCTTGCGATAATAGTTTCTCATAATCAGATGGAATAGGTTTTAACCTACCATGCATCTTACATGATAATTCGTTCACCATAGCTTTCTCAATAACTTCAAGAATAAATCCGTCCATTTTTGGTAGTTCCTGACACATGATTGAATTTTGTGTCATCAAAAACGAAGGATTACCTTCCTGGTTTTTAAGCAAAACGCCTTCTACACGCTTATCCCTTGGGCTGAGTGGTGACGGTTCGAGTTGTTCTTCGAACTTATCACTCCATGGGCTTTTATGCCAATGGGCTAGAGACTCATTGGATACCGGTGTTGTTGTGCCACTGTATTTCATGAATTGAACATCACTACCTTGCGGCAGATCTGTCGGCTCACCTTTTACAATGAGCGCATGCCATGGATCTCCTTTATCCGTCTCTTCACGAATTCGTGCTAAATCGTCTTTCGTCAAGACTGATCCATACCATTTCGTGTCTCCTGCTGCCGAGTGGAATCCAATTAGTTTCGCTTCTCTTCTTTCCGCGTTAGCGATTATATAACCGCCACAGTCGCCTGCTGCAGAGAAACTTGCTCCTAATGCGAAACTTCCAATTTCAACATAGTCATGTTGTACTGTCGTACCTT